CAATTCCAATCTCGCAGGTGACAAGCTTGCAAACTGACCTAGATGCCAAAGCTGACCTCCTCGCAACTTTCGTCACGGACGCAACGACTGCCCGAACACTTACCACAGCAGCAGACGAAGGCAAGACACTTCAGTTCACTTCCGCTTCGGCAACTGTTCTAACAGTAAACGCAAGCTCCGACTTTACAGTGGGCGCAAGGGTAGACATTATTCAAGACGGCGCAGGCGTGGTCACAGTGACCGCAAGCGGTGCAACAATCAAGGCGGCAGAGGTATCAACAACCTCTGGGAGTTTTACAATCGGCGCTCAGTATTCAGCCGCTACACTTCTTTGTGTGGCAACTGACGAGTACCGACTAATCGGCAACATTACGGCGGTCTAAATGAGCTTTATGTTATTAGGAATACTAAATTCGGCTTCTGGCGGTATTCCTCCGTTTGAAGTTTATTATGTAGTTGCCGCAGGCGGTGGCGGCGGCGGCGCAGGTAAGGGCGGCGGCGGCGGCGGCGGTGGTGGTTACTTAACTTCTGCAATAACTCTTGAGGTTACTGAAGAATACCTTGTGACAGTTGGAGCAGGTGGTGCAGCGCCAGATGATAATCAAGGCTCTAACGGTTCCAATTCTGTATTCACTACAATAACCTCAAGCGGCGGCGGTGGTGGTGGTGACGGCGGTTCTGGCTCGTCAGGTGGTTCTGGTGGCGGCGGTTCTTTTAGAAGTGTTGGTGGCGCAGCTAATAATTCTGGCTTGCAGGGCTTTGGCGGCGGAACTGGTAGTAGTGGTGCTCTATTTGGTGGCGGCGGCGGTGGTGGTGGTGCAGCTCAAGTCGGACAAAGTACAGATTCGCAAAACGCGGGCAATGGTGGAAACGGGCTTCTCTCCTCAATTGCGGGAAATTACCTATCAGCAGGCGGTGGAGGCGGTGGCGGTGACTCAAACGGTGACGAAGGTTCTGCTGGCACTTCTGGTGCGGGTGAAGGTGGCAGCGGTTATGGAGGCGGTTCAGCAGGTCTTGTAAACAGGGCAGGCGGCGGTGGAGGCGGCTCAGGTCAGTCGGACATTACAAACGGTGGAGCAGGTGGCTCAGGGGTTGTCTGGTTACAGTACCCGGACACTCTAACAATTACTGTAGGTGCTGGGCTTACATCAAACACCCTTTCGCCTTCTGGCGGCTTCAAAAGAACTTCCTTTACCGCAGGCACAGGAAATGTGAGTTGGTCATAATGGCACATTACGCTTTTTTAAATAATGAAAACATCGTAACCGAAGTTATACCTGGTATAAACGAAACTGAGCTTATAGAAGGTCAGTCGCCTGAAGTTTGGTACGCCAACTTTAGAGGGCAGACTTGCGTTCGTACTTCCTACAACGGCAACATTAGATTTAACTACGCAGGAATAGGCTTTGTATACGATTCACAGCGTGACGCATTTATAGCGCCAAAGCCTTTTAATTCTTGGCTACTAATTGAAGAAACCTGCCGCTGGAAAGCACCAACGCCATACCCAGAAGATAAAAAAGATTACCGTTGGAACGAGCCAACCCTTAGCTGGGTAGAAATAACAGGAGAATAAAAAATGCCAGTAGTCTCAACAGGCGTAACAGTAGGCACTTCCATAACCGCAGTATCAGGGCCATTCATTTCTAGCAAGGTTGTTTACTTGCAGTCTGGAACCGAAGGTGCTGCAACTTATGTCGGTGGCTCAGATGTATCGGCTGCTAACGGGATACTGCTAAGCGAAACTAACAACGCTGTCTTTCAGACAAACGCTGACGACACTCTTTACTGCATCTCTGATACTGTCGGCGCTGTTGTCAAGGTAGTAGAAGTTAAATAGCTAATGGCAGAAGAAACCAACTCATCCGTAAGGATCACAAACGCACAGGTGTACGAGAAACTGATCGAAGTTTCCAACGTGCAGATTGAGATGGTTGTTGAGTTGCGTGGCTTGAAGTACTTGCCAAGCAAGGTTGCCGACATCGAGAACCGACTGTCAAAGGTTGAGCTTATTGCTCGCCTTGTCTACGGCGTCTACGGCGCAACGCTTGGAGCAGTGGCAGTCGGGTTAGTGAGCTTACTTCGTGGCTAGAAAATACAAGCCAAGGAAATCAAAGTGAGTCGCTTCTCTGATCGCACAGCCGATTGGCGTCTTGTCTATGACGCTAAATACATAACCTCGCACTATGGCGAAATGAGCAACTTTAGAAAAGCAAACGGTATGCAACCGCACTCCGGCACTGACTGGGCTAGACCTCTCGGTACACGCATCCCCGCTATCGCCAAAGGCACGATTCGGTTGATTCAGTTCTCCGAAGTCTTAGGTTGGGTTGTCGTGCAGACAGCTATGGATAAAGACGGCGTGATTTGGTATCTCGGTTACTGCCACATGGATTCTAAGCCAGGGTATTCAGTCGGGCAGAAGCTCCGCAAAGGTCAGACTGTCGGAGTGCTTGGCAACACAGGAAAAAGTTCAGGCCCTCACGTTCACGTTACAGCGTCGAGAACACTCAAAGGTGTGTTCGGTGTCACCTCAGACAAGGTAGACGTCTACAAGCTAATACTGGCTAACCTGAAGCGACCGGCAAGAGAGGTTTGCGAATGTTGCAAAAGACCCTTGTAAAGATGTTTGACGGTGTGTTCTTTCTAAAGGACGAGCCGGAGTCTGCAACTGGTGCAAGCTGGAAGTTCCGTCGCAAGCTAATTTTTGGATCGTATCGACTTGGCTTTGCCATGATTCTTTTTGGCTCGCTGACATTTCTGGTAGACCAGTGGGGCGTCGGGGTCACTTTGATAACAGGCGGCGTATCGCTTATCTCAATAATCACAACGGCGTACACTGTAAGTGCATCGTGGCAAGACGGAAAAAACAATCAAGATTGGACTAACGGAGATGTTTAACTTAGCTTTTTGGAACTTCGCAGGTGAACGAGCAATAAAGACATTCGCTCAAGCAGGACTAGCTTTCTTAGGTGGTGGCACTGTCGGGTTGTTCTCAGCCGATTGGGTTGGGTTCTTCAGCATCTCGCTGGGGTCGGCGCTGTTGTCAATACTTACTTCGATTGTGACCAAGAAGTAGACTTCCGCAACCTAGCTCGCTGACGCGAGTTCATTCCACCCCAGATGCCATGCTGCTCATTATTTATGAGCGCGTACTGAAGGCACAACATCATTACCGGGCAAACCTTGCAAAGCCTTATCGCTGGGTGCAGGTTTGGGTTGGGCGAACCACCCTCTGGGAACCAAGCGTCTGGGTCTGACGTTTGACACGCTGGCGCTTGAGTTGCGCGGATGCCTTCGGCTAAAGCTGTTAGTGCTTGCTCTGAGTTCATGATTGAAAGAGTAGCCAAGCTAGTCGGCTATTGCAAGTTCACAATGATTGCTAGAATAAAACCATTAACACCGCACTGTCTCTTGAGCAATCAAGAGGTGGTGCGGTCGTCTTTAACTAGCGCTCGTCGGCAGTAGTTCCACCCCAGACGCCATAGTGCTGATTTGTTTCCAGCGCATAGGTAAAGCACTCTTGAAGTATCGGGCAGGTCTTACACAAGGCACGCGCCATCTTGGTTGACACTTGGCGCTGCTCAGGATCGGTAATGTCCTCGGGAAAGAACGCGTTGGGAAGTTTCTCACAAGGCACGCCACCGGCCACGTTTATCTTTTTCAACAAAGCCATGTATCGGCTCGTAAGATGTCCTTGCGCGGTCATAAGATTAGCCTAACTAAGAAAGAGGGAATTATGGAGCTTCACGCACCAGCAACATTCAATGGGGCAAAGCTACTCGGAGTGTTTGTGAACGGCACTTCAGAGTGGCACGAAGCACGCGCTGACGGAATCGGCGGTTCTGAGATTGGCACGATCCTCGGACTTAATCGCTGGGAGTCAGCCTTCTATCTGCACCACCTAAAGACTGGCAACCTGCCACAAAAGATAATTGACTCATTTCCTGCCGACCTTGGCAACATACTCGAACCCGTAATCATGGGGCCGCTACTGAAGCGACAGCACCCAGAGTGGGAAGTATTCACGACTGGCACTTACCAGCACCCGACTATCCCTTACCTTCACGCAAACCCTGACGGGCTAACGCAGGTCGATGGCGAGTGGGTAATCGTGGAAGCAAAGACATCTAGAAACTATTGGGATGAAGTGCCGCCAAGCTATCTGGCGCAGGTGCAGCATTACATGATGGTGATGGGCGTCAAGCGTGCGGTCATCGTTGGACTGGTAGCAATGGACTGGGTTGAGTACTGGGTCGAAGCCGACGAGTTTGAGCAAGACGTTATGAAGCAGGCTGCCGAAAGGTTTTGGCTTGGGGTCAAGAATGACACAGCGCCGGCTTGGGATGGATCAGAGTCAACCTATCAGGCGGTAAGAGAACTGCATCCAGAGATTGACGACACCGAGGTTGAGATTGACGGACTGCACTACCTGCCAGCAGCTCAAGCAGCGTTTGATAAAGCGGAGTTTGAGCTAAAGCAAATGAAGTCTGAGGTGCTGTCAAGTATGGGCAGAGCCAAGCACGCATACATTGAACACGAAGGCGCAACGATTAGGGTAGCCTCAAGACAAGCAAGGGGTCAAGGTCGGCCGTTCCTTGTAATCAAGAAGGGAAAATAATGAACGTGTTTCTAGGCGACACAGTCACGCTAGTCCGCAATGAAACATACGTCACCGGCGCAGTCTCAGGCGTAGTCCTAGACAAGAACAAGCAATTAGAGCGGATCTACATTGAGGGGCTTACCGCTCCCTTTTGGTTGGCAGATAACTGGAAGTTTTTAGAAACCGAATACGAAGATGAGGAAGAAGAATGAGCTTCCTATTCCTTGGACTTGACGGCGAGATGTCGTCTAGCGAGCTGAGCGAAGGTGGCAAGCTTATTCAGATCGGCGTTTCCACAGCCGAGTGCCGCACTCGTTCTTGGACGATAGATCCAGGCGAGTGCCAGTGGTCAGAGCAAGCGTTCGCCGTTCATGGAATTACCCGACGAAGGCTAAGCAGTTCTCCTTCACCTGCCGAAGTTGACGCACAGCTTTATGAATTTCTAATAGCTATCGGGGCAGACGCTAACAACCGAGGCAAGACCATCCCAGTCGGATTCAACGTGGGAGCGTTTGATATGCCGTTCGTCAAGGACTCGCTGCCCAAGAGCTACTCGCTATTTTCGCGAAGGACAGTAGATCTAAACGCGCTATGTTTCGCGCTGGATTACAAAGAGGAAAACGGGATGCCAGTCAAGGCTGAGACGTGGAAGAAAAGAGCTAAGGCTTATGCTATTGAACAGATTGGCGCAGAGAACCAGCACGACGCGGGTTGGGATAGCTTGATGCACATTTATTGCTTTGAATACCTACGACAACTAATAAAGGGAGATAAAAATGGCACGATTTAATTTAGAAGATTACGAAACAGTCGAAGAACGCATTAGGCGCTTCTACGAGGATAACGAAGATGGTCGCATAGTGACCGAGTGGTCAAACGCAAACGAGTATGTGTACAGCGCCGAGCGTGAAACTGGCAAACGCACTTGGGTGGTCAAGGCGACGGTTTATTTGACTGGCGGCGATCAGGCAAACGACCTGCCAAAGGCAACCGGCCTAGCTTTTGAGATTGACGGTGGCTCGGGTGCGAATCAGACAGCTGCGCTTGAGAATGCAGAAACGTCGGCGATTGGGCGTTGCCTCGCCAACGCTTCCTATAGTGGCAATCGGCGAGCCTCGCGAACTGAAATGGCAAAGGTTGCAAGAGCTGAACCAGTTGACTACCTAGCAAAGCTAGAAGGACTCAACGACATCCAGTCGATACGATTGACTTACGCACAAGCAAAGGCTGCTGGTGCTGACGCAAAAGTTCTTGACAAGATAAAGGCACGCGGTGAATCACTTAATACTCGAAGCAAAGATACGGGAGATGGAACACGCCTTCCAGACGGCAGTAAGCCAGGGAAAAGTTCATGAGGCTGAAATCTGGAATCGTGAGCTGCTTATCTACTTGGTCAGGTTAACCGATGCTCTCAGAAATTCAACGCCAGATAACTGACCTCATTGCAGAGAACCAAAAGGGATCGACGGCACTTTACGAGTGTGAAAAGGCTTTAGCCGAGGCAGAGTACGAACTTGATACGACCGAATCTAAGGCCTTCATAAAGCACGAGGGTACAGTTGCGGACAGGACGGCACTTAGTAAGCTCAGCGCGGCTTCTGTGCGCTTGCAAAGGGACTTACGCAGAGCTGAGCTGAACCGCGTGCGAGTAAAAATCAGATCTATAGAAACTGCGCTCATGGCAATGGGAACTCAGGTCAAGTTGATGCAGTCCGAGATGAAGTTGTGAACGCAAAAGACACTCGCAAACTTCGAGCGCGCGATCTGTGGTGCTGGCACTGCGGTGAGTCGGACAACCTAGTTCCTCATCATGTCCAGAATCGTGGCATGGGTGGTTCAAAAGTGTTAGATAACTTGCAAAATGTAATACTAGTTTGCGCTGAGTACAATGGGCGGATGGAGAGCGACGCACTAACGGCAGAGTACGCACGCGATTATGGGCATAAGGCTTCGAAGTTCTCAGCGCCTGGGCATCCAATACTGGATACAACTCGCCGGACTTGGTACACGCTAGACACGCAGGGCGGCAAGACCGAAGTAGATCCACCGAGCTATCTGATTTAACTGTTACCAACTCGTTACCTAATAACTTGCACGCTCGTTTCGAAATGAGTAGAGTTATACCAACACCAACGAAAGGGACACCAAATGCCAAACCAAATTACGGAAAACCAAAACCAAATCCACATCGCGCGGGAAGCGCTACGAGTTGTAAACAGCGAATTGAAAAGACTACGCACAGAACTGCCTCAAATAATCGAATGGGACAAGTTCGAATTTCAACAGAACGAAATCCGCCAAAACGAAGGCGCACAACATGGAATCATCGCCCGCATCCAAAGACTTGAGAACGAGGGTTCAAACTAACAGCCAACACCAACGAAAGGGACACACAATGACAATAGAATTTGGAACCCTTAAAGATGCAATTGGGGGTATGACAATACTGGCTAGAACTGGATCTGAAATAATTGGTTCACTACAGCTGACCGCTCCGAGGGCTTTACAAGACAACGCAAGACTTGTCCTAATGATTCAAGTTGAAGAAGCTCACAGACGAAAAGGAATAGCAACGGCGCTATGGAAATTTGCAAAAGACAACGGGTTCAATCCGATTCACGAACTGGAGCAGACTCAAGAAGGCAAAGCTTGGGCGCAAGTTGTAGGAAACTAAATGAGCAAGCAACGAGGAGACAAAATGAACCTACAATTCAGCGACCTAGTGCAAAAGCTAGAGGCCGAGCGCAACGACGTAAGCTACCGAAGCCACTTCACAAAGCCAGAGGTCAAGGTAGTAACAAAGACCCTAAAAGTGATACCAGAACGGTTCAAAAAAATCTACTTTCACGCAGGTCGTTATGCTGCTGGAGACAGGGACAAGCTGGCATCCGAAGCTTGGGCCGAGTACGAGAAGCAGGAAAACCTTTGACCGTAATCGTGTCTGGTAAGATGGAAGCAGGCCAGAGGCGCAAACCCCTGACCTGCAAAACCGATAACCAAACTATCGGCAGTCATAATTCTACTGCCGAAGATAGGCAGTAATGAGCATTCAAGTAAGTAATGCGGTCTGGCAGCACTCGCAAGCAACCGGCAGAGCCAGGCTAGTCCTTTTAGCAATCGCAGACCATCAAGGTGAAATTGGCGCGTGGCCGTCAATGAAAACAATTGCCAAAATGGTCAACGCCTCAGAGCGATCAGTCCAGCGTGACATACAAACACTTCAAGAACTCGGCGAGCTATCGGTTGAAGTTCAAAACGCTCCGACTAAACAACAATACAAATCCAACCTCTACTGGGTGACCTTGCCAGGGGTGACAGAATTGAGCGCAGGGGTGACAGAATCGCAATCAGGGGTGACAGAATTGACGTCAGGGGTGACAGCAGGTGGCGTGCGAACCATTACTAAACCATTACATAAACCATTACTAAACTCT